TTGCATCAGATTCTTCTGTTTGTACTTCAGGGTATCTAGCATCAAACCATGTGATATATGGAGTTATAAAAGCTGAATCAAAAGATGAGTTTGAAGTTTTGTTGTCGATTAAAGTTTGTAAATCACCTTCTTGAGTATTTGAATTCCATTCTGCAACAACCGCATTAGCTGGTAAATCCGCTGGAGGATTGCTTCCTCTTTGATCCCATTGAATCATTTTTTGTGTACCATCATCTTCTATTTTACCAAAATACTTATTATTACAAATTTGAAAAATCATAAATCTCCTATGTTTTTATAATGTAGTTAACCACAAGGTAAGGTGAAAATGCATTACCTGACAATGTTCCTGCACTGTGATTGTGTGAGTTGTTAAAGTTAGTTACAGGTCTAGTATAAAATCCAGATGGATAATATTGTACAAAAGAAATTTGTGGGTATTGAACTGGACCACCTGCTATTACACCTAAATTAATAGTGTGTTGGTGAGCCGCTAGTTCATTTGTTTGTAACTGAGTTGATCCTGGTGCTCCTGTTACTGTTACAGAAGTTGCCCCAGCAGTAGTTGCTAAATCATAGTTTCCTGATTCATAACCTTGAGGCATTTTACCTTGAAGATCAGGTACGTTAAAAGTAGTTGCACCATCTCCATTTCCATAAGTTTCACCAATAACCGCAAATAGATCAGCATAAGTTGATCTTGAAACTGCAGTTCCATCACATAATAAAAATCCTGTTGGTGCAGTGTCTTTTGGCCAAGGAATAATAGAACCCGTTTCAGTTCCTTGTATCCCTGTTAAATTTGCACCATCAAAATCATATCTAGTTGCTTCGTAATTAGCCATGTTCTATTTCTCCTTGTAAGTCCAACCTGTTGTAGCATCTCCAGAATACACTAATGTAAAACCAGCACCTTGTGTGTTAACTGTTAAGTCTGCTGCACTGTTTGCTATATTAGATCCATTTCTTCCAACAGTCAATGCATTTGTATTAAAATCATATCCTTGGTCAATAATTGTAATTTCATCTCCAGTTGATGGTGATGCAGGTAAAGTTAATGTCCATGCTCCGGCATTTGTATTTGCTAAAATTTGAGCTCCCGCTTGAATAGTTTCAGTTGTAGTAACCGCTCTCCATTTTTTTAATTCATTAGCTTTTACAACATTAGTTCCATCAGCAAATAAAGTGTAAGTATTTCCTTCACATAATTTTACACCTGATCCTGATGAAGTTTTAAATGTTACAGCGTTTCCACCGTGATCTGTTCCATCTTCAACAATGTAAGTTTTTTCAATTCCATCTGGAACAACAACATTTATATCTGTGGTTGGAGTTCCTGTTAATTTAATAACTTTATTTTTTCCATTTGATAATGCACCATTTGAAAATGTTAATGTTGCACCAGTTGTTGCGTTAACAGCAATTGAAGAATAACCACCAATAGCTTGTTGTAAAATATTTAAATTAGTGTTTGTAATGTCACCCCATAAACCAGCTTTCTCACCGGTAACCATTAACTCTAGTTTAAGGTCTGTTGAATAACTTGATGCCATAATTTTTAATTCCTTGTTATTAAAATTTACTAAATTTAAGCGGCTGTGTCAATCTCATTCCAAGTAACACTAGATCCGGTGTCGACAATCTGCCAAGATTGTACATTAATGCTTCCTGACGTTATTGTCAATTGATTTCCAGTTAAATCTACTTCTGCAGAAGCACCTGCTACTACACTATTTAAACTAATATTTAACTGTTGTCCAGCAGGACTTGCAATAGTTACAGCCTCTAATTCTGCTTGACCTTGTGCAATTTCTAAGCCAATTCCTGTGACTGAAACATTAGCATCTGCTTCAATTACTGATCCTAAAGCAACACTTGCAGTTAGTCCTATACCCACAACTGTAGCATCTGGAGAAGGATCGACTGTTCCTTCTTCTACGGTTAGTTCTATTCCAGAAGGTTCTGCAATAGTAACTGGTTTTGCATCAACAGTTCCAACTGATGCATTAATTTGAATTCCTGTTGTATTAGCAAAAGCCCAGAAACCCGTAGCTCCCCAAACTTCAGAATTCCAAGTTTTTCTTCCCCAACCTTCCGAGTTAAATGCTTCTAAAGTTCCTGTTGATAAATTTTGTTGTTGACCTGTAATAGCTACATCTGGTCCAGGATCTACTGTTCCCTCTGTAACTGTTAAACCTTGTAATGGATTATTTTCTAAAAATACTTCTGTTGCAATTTCTATATTAGGAGTTCCTAAATTTTGAATATTTAATTGTTCGCCAGAAACATTTATATTTTGACCAATAGCAACACTAGTTAAAGATGAACCACCCCATTCTGTAGCTGTTGCATTCCATCCTAATTCACCCCAAGATTCTTTTTCTCCTGAATCTACAGTTAGACCCAATCCAGTAGGCGCAGCTATGGCGTCACTGAGATCACCCCAGTTATTAGAACCCCATGCTAAATCGGCATTCCATCCAATATTGGCCATAGGAAGTTACCTCCTACGCGTTACCAATTCTAAGAATCGCTGCTGAAGTTGTAAAGTTAGGAAACTGAATTGTAAAAGTTCCTGAAGTTGCTGTTTTGTCTGCACCAAAATCTAATACTGCAACCGCCGCATTGGAAGTTGAAGTGTTATAAATTAATGCGCCTCTAGCTGTTAATGTTACACCAGTAAAAGATAAATCAGCAAAGTCCACAATCGCAACACCTGATGCAACTGAAGTACTTGGATTTGGTTTTACTAATGCTCCACCACCTGCAGTATATTGACCAGAAGCCGAAACTTCACCAGTAGTCGTGTACGCTGTAGTAGCAGAACTTAACGTTGCAGTAGAGACATACAAAGCAAGTTTAAAATTGTCACCACCAGAAAATTGAAAGTCATGCTTTCCTTCTAGTAATTCTTTTTTAAAACTATTTGCAACTGCTTGTGTTATTGCCATTTTATTTACTCCTTAATTATTTTTGTTGTCGAATTCGAGGTGAACCATCTTGATATTCATCTCTTCTTCGTCTACCCATTTGCTCAATTGAGAATCCTTGAGCTGCTTCAGAATATTTTTTTTCATAAAACTGAATCATGTCCATTGGACCCTTTAAAAAGCCATAAGCTTCAACTAAGCATGCATACAGTAAACCGTTCGGAAACTCTTTACTTAAGTATGTAGTAGTATTACTAGACGATAATTGAGTTGGTTTCAAGATATAATTTATCTGCATATTATAATTTTGATCCGGTGTTGGAGCCACTACAATTGTATTTTCATCCCAATAAGAGTAATATTTAGGTAATCCTAAAGCGCCTTCTGCATTATATTCAGAGATAAAACTTGTATCTCTATATTCTAAAAAAGATCTATTTGAATTATCAGCTCCACCAGTTGAATTAGTGATTTGTGCAGATCGAATAACTAATGTTTCATCATTAATAAGTGGAGTATTAATATATCTATTTCCTGCAACAATATCGGCTTGTGCATATTGTCTATTATTATCAGAATCAATATCTCTTAAAATTTTAAATTCTGCATCTTGAATAAATCCATCAATAATAGTTGATGTAAATACATTTGAATCCACTTCACAATAATCTCTAATCTTTGTTACTAATTCTGCGTATGTCATTATGCCTGTAAGATTACTGGACCAGCCGAGCAACCATCTCCTCCTCCACTTACATTTCCATTAGTTGCAGTATTTGCACTTTGAAAATAAAAATAATTATTTGTATTTGTTATATTACCACTAGAATCTATTTTGCCAACTGTAATTGAAAACCCAGATGCATTTGAAATATCAGATACATTATCAAAAGTAGGAACAGATCTATATCCAGTTGGACTGGTCGCACCTCTAAATCTAACTATATTACCAGTTGATCGTCCATGATTAGGTGAATAAACATTCACATAAGTGTTACCGGAATATTTAATAGTTTGAAAAGGATTTGTTTGTAATAAAATTAATACAGGAGGTTCTACTCTTGCAGGTCTAGCTTTTGGTAATCCTTGTCCGTCAGCCGTGAATCGTCTTGGTTCTAACTGTGGATGCTTAGGCTCGAATTCTGAATAATGGACAAAGGCCCCATTCCATTCAGTAACCATTTCAGAATAAGGAAATTCTAACCCGGAACGATCTGATATAGCTCTTGCATATTTTCCTTTTGATAAATTAGACATTTGGATAATAAGTTTTTGGTGTTATGAAAGAACTTGATGAAGAACCATCTTCAGCTAAAGCTCTTTGTAATTCATCTTCGTATAATAATTTTAATTCTTGAATTCTTTGTGGTGCTTTTTTAATAGCCAAATAATAAGCAAGGCCCGCGCACATACAAGGAACGAACCTATAAGGTACATCGGTTGCATTTGTATAAGCTCCAACATCATCAATCCTTTTTACATAATAATAGTTAATTGTATTACCTGCTTCACTTGAGCCTGGAGTAAGGTATAGAGTTATTGTAACCTTGTCTATAAATCTTTGTACAAAATACTGTACAGGTTGTCCTTCAGATGATTTATTTGATAAAGCTTGATAAGCTGATCTATTAATTTTTGTAAGAGGTGTATCTATAGAAGATGCATTCCGATAAGAGCACTCCAATATATCATCAACGCCATATATGCTAGTGGCGTCAGAAGTCCCATCACCGGGCGAACGATACATTGTATAAGTCGCTTGACCATCTACTAAAGTTATTGAATTGTTAGCGACTTCCCAATAATGCAAACCTCGGTTTGCCCACTCTTGAAAAAGAATATTTAAAGATCGTCGCGCGGTTTTAATATCATAACCTGCGTTAGGTTGCAACCCTATTCTCTCATAAGCCTCATCGATTATTTCATCGATTTGGAAATTCTTATCAAAAATATATGTACCTGAAGTAGTGTTAGCCATCTAACCTCCTACTTATCTAACAATACAGTTGCTGTTCCTGTTAATGTAGAAATACTCATTCCGTTTTCAAATAACACCCCATCTTCTGGAATGTTAAATGCAAAAACATCACCTGCTGGCGCATCTGCTTGGAAGTAAGTAGTCGTTGTACCACCATTTACTAATACAACAGAACCTGCTGTAGTAACATTTGGAGCACCTAAGATAATTCCTCTTAGTCTAGTTCTTCCAGAAAATACGACACCAGTTGTATTTCTTCTTATTGCTTTAACATCTGATTTAAAAGACATATTTTAAACTCCTATTAAATTTAGGTGGGCCCGAAGGCCCACATTAAATTATTTATTATACAGATTCTTTACCGTCATCTTTTACATAATAGTAAATGATTCCAGTAACGTTTCCGCCTGTTGCTGCTGAAGCACCTTTTCCACCAACGATTTTGATAATCTCAGTAGCAGGTAATGCAATGTTTCCTAAAGAAGCACCTGAAGTAGCGTCACCGCCCCATACAGTTGCAATACCACCATCAGCATCTGCTTCATTTAATAGACCATCAATGTCTACAAAGTTTGTTCCACCATCATAATCAGTATAACCCATATCAATAGTTGGGTTAGTACCACCAGTTGCTGCACCATTAAAAGTGATTCCAGTGATTACTGCATTTTTTGGAAGAATAACTTTGCTTGTATCAGTTGATGATATTTGAACGTCAGTTCCTGCAACCGCAGTAGGGTCAAAATAAAATTGAGCCTGCATAGGTACAGAACCAGCATAAGTTGTTCTTGAATTGTCTCCACCGTTCGATCTAACGAATCCAGTGAAAGTTGTTTTATTTGCCATATTATTATCCTCCTAGTTTCCGAATACTGTCTCTAGGCCGTCGACTATACGCGTCAGTATTCTAATATATGTATAGTAAGATAATTTATATAGTAAATTATTAAATAGTGCAAGAAATCCCTACAGGAAAAGAGTGTTTTCCAACAATTTAGAGCTCCTAATTAGCCAGCGTACAGATGGATTTCACCATCTAAAGCATTTTTAGGACTCTCTTGGTTTTGTAAGATAGATCTAATAACTCTTTTGATCTCATCTCCAACAACCGACATTTCAGGTGTTACAGTTCCACCATTTTCCAGAAACAACTCATTCCATTTAGATTCGAGTTTCAGTTTCTTGGCGAACAATACCATGTTGTCCTGAGCCATTTGTAACCTCCTCATAGGTTATATAAAAACTATTATTAGGACTATTGTACCTAAAATCGTTTTGTTCCCATTGTATATCATTTTTTCCTAGAAAGTCAATGATATGAGGATGTAATTCTTCGACGGCATTTATCTCTTTATCGAGTTCAATTTCAAACTTAGTTTGAAGTGGTTTTGTAAAAATTTGTATAAGATATTTATGTGTCATGGTTTTTTCTTTCTATCATAAAAAAAGGGGGGCCGAAACCCCCCTTTAATATAAATTAATGCTTAGAATTAAGCACCTTCAGAAGCAAAGATACCTCTAAAGTCAGAAACTCCGAAAGAGTATCTTTCTCTAGCTTTGTATCTCATGTTTCCTGTGTCAAAGTCACCTTCCATCTTAGTAGTGATAGGTGCTCTTTCAAAGTACTTCATTCCATTTGGCACATCTGTAATGATGTAGAACGCATCTGTATCAGTTAAGAAATTGTTAACCACAAAACCTTGTGGAATCATTCCCATAGATCTGATTGCGTTAATATCGTTATCAGCTGTTCCAACTCTGTTAGCAGACTTCATTAATCTCTCTGCAGTGAACTGAAGTTCAGAAGGAATAATCATTTTCATTCCTTTTGCAGCGATCTTAAGACCTCTTTCGTCAGTCATTGCAGCGATGTCAATTAAAGACTGCTCCAATGAAGTTTCGTTAAGGTCGGCTTGAGTTGCTAAAGTGTTAGATACTGTACCAGCGATTGTTGGGTGAGCAGTGTTAAATAAAGAAACACCATCACCTGAATCAAAGTTATCAGTAGTTGGTAATCCTTGAATTAAAGGATTAACAGCTTTAACTTGTTTTGTTTGCGCCATTGAACGAGCCAACGCTTTTGTATATCTAGAAGCTAGTCTATCATACAGGTTATCCTCAATCGCTTCTTCAGTGATTGCGAATGCTAAAGCGATAGTTTCGTGAGTGTATCTAGCAGTAAATGTCTCTTGAGCATTGTCAAAAGCTACGCCAGAACCCTCAGATTTAACTTGCGCTGAAGCAAAACCTGATAACATTACTTCTTCTTCAAAAGCTCTGTCCGAAGTTTCTTTAGTGTAAATAGCTTCGTGTTGGTTTTCGTATTGTTTGTATTCCAGGCCGAATAGAGCATTCAATCCTGGCTCTAGTTCTTTAACTAGCTGTGATCTTGAAATAGCCATAATTATTTATCCTCCCCTATTATACGTTGCCTGTTTCAGATTTTAACGAGTGTTCATTGATTGTAACAACAAAGTTAACATTAGCAGAAGCTAAGTCACTGTTGTCTGGATCTTTTGAAACACCAATTACTCTAAGTTGAGCTGATAAAGTATTATTTAAAGTACTGTCATCTAATTCAACTTTAGATACATAGTTAGCTGAATCACCATCTGCTAAAATGACATCCGCGTTCAAGAAAACATCAGTTTGTGCAGAAGCACCTGAGTTATCTGATTGGATCTCAAATCTTTCATATGGATCATCTGCTACGAAAGCTACAATATCCGCAGCGTTAACTTGCGAATAGTGATTTGCCCACGTAGGCTTTTGTGTGTTTGGATCTGTATAGAAAACACCGTTTAGTGAACCTATAAGATTACCACCAGCTGCACCTCTATCAATTGTTCCAGCCGCAGTAGGTTTTACTGGGTCTTGGAAGTAGATAGTTGTACTGTCATTAGCAGCAATACTATATTCACTTAAACCTTGGTTATCTCTATTTTGTCCAACTTTTCCGATCGGTCTTAAACCGAAAGCGCTATCTTTATTAGCCATAGTAGTTGTCCTCCTTAGACATTATTAGTTTAAGTGTAGTTCTGTTGGTTAGGAATTGTTAAAAAATTAACTCTTCTTTGTACCACCAAAAGTTACACGAGTTTGTCGATCTTGATTGATCGGCATACTTGGGTGCTGTTCCTTTAGTAGATCGTTTTCAACTGCTTGATCCTGCTCAATACCTTGTTTAGAATAGTATTCAGCTCTAGATTTTGCGATCTCTTCCGGTACCCTTGTCAGCACAAGGCCACCAACTCCGATCACTCCCTTATATTTGCCGTCTTCGATGACAGGATAATCACTGTCTGGGTATTGATCAGATCTAACTAGTTCATAACCAGATCTTAATCTACCAGCGACGTTTTTAGTGTCCTGGAAACCCATAGACTCGGCTCTTACCCATCTATGTCGAAATCCTGCCGGCGCAGGGGGTGCATCTAAAGATGACGGTGGAGTCCAGACTTTTTTTCGAGCTTCTTTTTCTCTAGTCTGACTCGCACGAGAAGCTCTTTTTTCGTTTTCGTTACTCATATGCTTTTACTCCTTCGTGATAGTTAATTGTTTCGCATATTCTTCAAGTGGCACACCTAATTTTTTAGCAATTGCTACTTGTGATGGTGTGAGCTTCACAGTTTTGCGACCAGGCTTACTATTTCTAGAAGCTGAAGCTACAACTTGTGTAGGCTTCGCAGTCGTTTCTGATATTACTTTACCAAATTTATGCGGGAATTCAAGCTTTATTCTTTTATCTATTTCAGAATAATACTCGTCCGTTTGTGGGTCATAACCTTCCTCCTCAACTAGCCTTTTATGTAGGCTAAATGCGGTATATGTCATGGCTTCATCTTGACCAAACCAGGTATTTTTTTGAGCCCATTGTTGAGCTTTAGGATCTGGATTGATCGGTTGTTCTTGAACTTGACGCTGAATTTCAGGTTGTTTTACAACTCTTTCCTCAGCTTTAGGTTCAACAACTTGTTTAGATTTGATTTCAGCAAGTCTTGCTTCTTCATAACCTAATTTAGAGATTTCAGTTTGAGCAGCTATTTCAGCTTTCAAATCTCCATCCTCTCTTGCTTTTGCTAATCGAGCAGCAGCGGCTTCCATAGAAGATTTAATTCTATTTTCCATTTCAGATACATAACCTGTATCTAATTTAGAAAATCTAGATTTAAGATTTTCTTGTTCCGCTTGAACTCTTTTTGCGTAATCTAAAGCAGCTTGTTCTCTTCTTTCTGCTTCACGCATTTTTCTAGTTAGCTTCGCAATTCTTCTTTTAACTGTTTCAGAATAATCTTCTAACTCGTTTTTCTTTTCTTCGTTTTTTTCTTCTGTTCCTTGGTCCGTGGTTGTGTCTGCTTGAACAGTAGACTGCTCATCAGATTTCTCAGTTGAGTCATTGGACTCAGTATTGTTTTCAGTGTCATTAGATACCTCTATGTTAGATTCAGGTGTT